CCACCACCACTCGGCGTATAGGTGATGACGATGATGCCTTGCGCGCCGGAACCGCCGAGGCCTGATGGCGCGGTAGCACCACCCGATCCACCGCCGCCTCCACCGCCGCCGTACAAGCCACCCGTGCCGCCATTGCCGCCCGTGATGCCTGTAGATGCGTTGTGACCGCCACCGCCACCTGCGCCGCCTCCGGGGCCTGCCGTTGAGCTATCGGACGTTTGCGTCCAGTTGATTCCGGGGCCACCGTTGCCGCCGGGATTGAGAGCTGTCGTGGCTGATACGGTATTGGGCCCACCACCGCCGCCACCAGAACCATGCGAGCCGTCACCGCCCGGATTGTTCGTTGGTGAGCCACCCGCGCCGCCAGCAGTGCTATCGAACGCAGCACCACCTGCGCCTCCGGGGTTTGTCGTTCCCGAAGGTGCAGCGCCCGCCGATCCGCCGTCCGCCGCGCCGCCGCCGTATCCGGCAACCAAAACGCTTGTACTGGTCCCTCCAGAAGCACCAACGCCATTCGGTCCACCGGCACCGCCGCCGCCGCCGCCACCGTAGCGTTGCGTTGGGGCGCCGCCATTGCCACCTGAATTGGTGACGCCGCCAGTGTTCGTCTGCGAACGGTTGTTCGGAGTGTTGAGCGTGGCGCTGCCGCCGTAATCGCCCTGAACGATGATCGTGCTGGCGTTGTTCTTAAGCCATGTCGGGTTTGTCGATCCGCCAGCGCCGATCTGGATTGAGAGCGTGTCGCCGACATTGATGTTGGACGGCGAAGTGACCTTGCCGTATCCGCCGCCCTGGCCGCCAGCGCCGGCAACAGTGCCGCTAAACTGACCGTTGCCAGCATTCCCACCCGGCCCAATGGCCTCGATGGTCGCGCCTGTGGCATTCCAATCGCTTGGAACGGTCCACGATGTGCCGGAGGTGAGGAAGATGACGGTTGCGGTCACGGCGTTTTAAATTACGAAATGCGCAAAATGGCCGTGGAGGACGTGGCAGACGGCAGCGTTAACGTGAACGTGCCTGAGCTAACGGTTTGCGTGCCGCCGAAATCAAATACGGCTACCGCCTTATTGCTCTTTGAGCTGTTGTAAATGATGCATCCGGCAGCAGAGAACGACGCGCTCGTCCAAGATGGATCGGTCGTCCAATCCGTGTAAGACACGTTCGATGAATTCGTGGGCGTGACGTTTGCCGTCAGTGTGACGCCGCCAGCGGTATATCCCGTTCCGCTCGTCTCATCAGAATTGCCTGTAACGTCGGAATAATTCGTGGTCGCTGCGCCATATGTGCCAGTTGGAGAGGCTTTAATGAGCGCAAGTTTGAATGTGTTTCCGGTCGATGCCGTGAAATCATGCACACCTTCAAGAATTTCCGTCTTGAACGAGTTGCACATTGCCGTGGTGATAGCCATCGGTCACAAAACTCCTGAATTGTCTGAAAAAAGGGGCGTTAACGCGCGCCGACTGGATCGGCGTCGATCTGTGCGCCCTGGATGTGTGTGAAGCTGGAACCGGCTGGCAGCGTGAGTTTTGCTCTCACATACCGGCCGCTTGCCCTCTGCGGGCACCAGCCAAGAGAATTCATGGCAACCGCAGACCCAAAGGTCGTGCTGTTTTCCGTAAGCTCGCGCGTTCCAATCGCGATAGATGGAGAGCCGCCATCCACGATGGGCCGCGTGTTGCGAATGAAAGCCCGCTGCCCGTTGAACGGCTGGATTTCTTCCGTCTCAACCGTTGGGGCGAGGTTCGACCCTGAGAAGTAAGACAGGTTGTGGTTGGAATCGAATGCCGCCAACTGCAACGCACCGCCGGTCCATGCGCGAGAGTCCAGCGGAAACGGAAGATTGTCTAAATTGTAGCCCGTGCTATCGAGATCATCGAGCGTGTAGCCAAAGCTGAGGGTGCGGAAGATGATTTCCGTTTCGATGTCGGCAATGGACCATCTATCCAAAACCCAGTTGTACGCGATGATGTGATTGGGGTTACCCTGATTGTGCCCCTGTCCCGGATAGGCCCAGAAGACGATCTTATTAATAGGATCGACTGCGCCGTACACTCTGGAGATATAGGACTGATCCAAATCCGCAAAGAACGTCTTATCGACTCTATTCGCACCTATTGGCTTGGAACTCGTACCGTCGAAGATATAGAACACGTCCTCGCCCAGATAATAAACAAACGCACCCAATTGGACGATGCTAGACGGTGCAGGCGTTCCTCGCACACCTTCCGCAGGCGCAAAGTCAAAGATGTTCGGAGGACCGGAATAGATCGCACGCCAAACGGCGTGCTCCTGAAAGATAGCTCCATCAGCAGTACCAAGGTTGCCGACAATGCCCTGTATCCAACCACCCTCGCCGGGAAAATCGTTGTAGTCGGACTGCTGCGCTGCTGCGCTCGCACTTCCGATTGCAGGCCAAAGTCCCGGGGTATTGAACGCACTCCACCACACCCTTTGCGGACCTTCGCCACCAACGGGATCATATGTGTTACCGACCATCACGAAATTCTTGATGGTGGCGATATATCTCGCCTTAGGAGCGTTTGCGGATAGATCGCTAAACGCTGTGTCCGTTCCGATAACAAACGATTGGATGTTGTCTGAAATATTTGTCGCAATGATGCGCTGGCCGAATAGCGTAAACCGCCAGAACTCGGCCGCTGCTACGTTGTACCCACCAACCGATTTGCTGACGTTCGTGAACGTGGTGGCGGAAGCCGTCATCCGGTACAGATCGGATGATGTCCCGCAGAAGACATTCACGTTTCCCGCCGCATCAATACCGGCATAAGCCCCCTGACAACGGCTGCCGAGAGGGGAGGTCGAATAGGTAGACAGGTTCGGGAACGGACCATAAGAAAGCTGTGTGCGAGGCAGGACGTTTCTGACGTTGGAAGATTTGCCGCTTGCGAAGGCAGGCAAATCCGGCTCCCACGGTTTTACGGAGAGCGAAATAGGGTTGTTTGCTGGCATCAGAAGAATGTCGGCTTGATGCGATTGGTTGCAGACCTGCGGAACGTCTCGCCCTGCAAGGCTTGCAATGCACCTGGGATTCCGGGAACAAGCCCCATCGCCCTTTCCATGCGGGCCGCGCCTGCATCGTCCATCAGCGTATCGCGATAGAGATTGCGCTTTGCCGTCAGGCGAATGAGTTCTTCAGCATCCGAGGTCCATGCGTTTGTATCGCCGGCAGCGGATAGCGCCGTCTGCCGTTTCGTGCCCAATACATTGACGGGATATGCCCCGTTCGGGATCGGATAGAACCGCAACTGCTCGGCGTAATAGCCGTATTCGATTGGAACGCCTGTGACGCTCGGGTTGATCGACACGTCCTCCATGTATTGTTCGGTGCGACCTATCAGGAAATACCTGTTGCCGCTGACAAGAATGGATAGCTTGTCAATGTGCGCCATCGTGGCGATGTCCGCCCAGTCCGATGACGTGTAAAACTCTTGTCCGTTTACGGTCGAAAAAGCGGCGGTCTGGCGGATTTCGTTGAAATAGAACCGCTCGCGCTCCCACTGCTTCACCGCATCGAGAATCGCCAACTGAATAGGCGGAGTACTCATGCCGGTAGAGTTGGACAGAAGATCGCTTCTCCCGCCCAACTCATCGGCAATGCGGTTATACATATCGGCATACGTGTATGAGGCCATGCGCTATATCCCGATATGTTTGAACGTCAGCGAATTATTCTTCGCTGTAGGTCTTCATGCCCTTGGGCGAGTAGCTGTTCGCTCCACCCTCGAATTGAGCACCAGAGATATGCGGACGAACGCGGCCAGCAGCCTTACCGGGACCGCCGGTTGCGACTTCGCCAGCCCCAGCCGGGCCAGCGCCAGAACGTTCGTTACGATGCGCCGATGAACCGCTGGAGCGGGTGGCGCGACTGCGAGATTTCTTCATGAATGTCTCCTGCGGTTACAAAAGAAAAAGCGCCAGGTTTCCCCAGCGCTTTCTCAATCGATGTGTGACCTATTACGGGTCGATGGTGTAAGACACCACAAGCGTTACGTTTCCAGACTGGAACGTCGCGGCAGCCGCGTGAACCTTGATCTGGATCGTGGTCTGCGCGGTGTAGTTATACCCCAAGCATCCCACAACGCTTTCCGTAACAATGCCGCCAGCCTGAGCCGCCGTAGATGCAGCAATGAAGCGCTGCGCCGACGTAGCGTCACCGACATCAAGTGTGATGGTCGGAGAAGCGTTGGAGTCCAGATCGGCCGCATCAAGTTTGATTCCAACGATGGTGGCGCCTGCCGGAACGTCCAGCACCTTCCACACATCGTTGAGCCCTGCGGCGGTCGGGGTGATTGTCACCGCGCGAGCGATGACACCAGTGGGCAGCCATTTGGCCTGCGAGCCAGTGGCGCGATAGTCAGTAGTCGTAGCCATTTATTCTCTCCTATTAGTGAGCAACGGCGTAAGACGACATGACAATCGAGGCGAAGTCCGCGCTGTTGAACGTGGTCTTCTTCATGCCGAAAATGGACCCGGCAGAAACGCCCAATTCATTTTCGTAGTCGAAGAGTTCTTCAACCCACGTAAAGCGGTTCGGGCCATTGTCGCGGCCATACGCCATCATGACGGCCTGCGCGCCAGCAAACACCGCACGGCGAACGGTCGTAACCGCAGTCGTGGAAGTCGAGCTGTTCACGCCCTGCGTCACGCGGGTATCCGAATGAAGCAGAACGCCGTTGTAGACGCCGAGTGAACCGTCGAAGATCGGGTTGTCGTCGATCTCGCCGCCGGTCATCGCAGCCTTCTGAATATCCAGCCACTGACCGGTAGAGGTCGAGGTACGAACGTCCGTCACCTGATAGGGATGAAGGAACGCAACGTACAACTGCTTTCCGCCGGTACGCAGAGGACGGATTGCAGGCGACAGGGTTTTCGCCGCCTCCACAGCCTTGTCGATCATCGTCAAGGTGAAGAGGTTGGTCGAACCAAGACCTTCGTCAGTCGAGCCAGTCACAAATTTCTGGTGGCTGGAATCGACGCTGATGGTCGCGTTGTTGCCGGTGTAGACCGTGCTCGTCTGGGGCGTGTAACCGCAGATCTGGTTGAAGAACGACGTGTCGAAACGGTCGGCAAACCAGTCACGAAGACCAGACAGGGCTTCGTCGCGAACCGAGAACGGAACGCGCTGCTGCGACATGCGGCCCGCAGAACGGGAAGCATGACGAAGCTGATTGATAAGAACCGCGTCGCTGTAGGTGACGAGAGATTCTTCGTTACCTTCCAGCGTGCCGTCGCCTTGAACGCCGGCGCCCGTGAGCTGCATACGAAGGCCATACGTGACCTTATCGCCTGCACTCTTGGACGTTTCGTCTTTGATTTGGATGAGAGAGTCGCTGTTTGGGCCCATAAACTTCGAGGCCCAACACTCCTTTAATGCTTCGACGGCAAGCTTTTTACTCCAAAGCTTCACCGCCAGGGCGTCGTTAACGCCATAGCTAGTCGTAGCCATTTGTTTCCTGTGTGAGGTTGGTTTCGGTTTTTGTTTGCCTTGACGCTGGCAACCGCGAACCGCCCATTCACGCAGGGGCGTACAGCGAAGATTGAATTGACTGGTCAATCGTCCAGAAGCGCAGGATTAAAGGCTCTGCGCAGGCCTTCAGGCTCTAATTAACGACGCGGGGCAGTCTCAAGCAGATTCTTCCACTTGTCGCCCTTTGTCGCCGCTGCAAAATCGTCATCGCTCATGTTGAGCAATGCTTCCAACGAGGTCGAGGGAGCGGCAGCGCCGTTCGCCTGACCCAAAGACGCACCCGCGCGCTGTCCATTTGCCACCATTTCGATTTTCTTTTGGTCATTGACGGCTGCGGGTGTTACTGGTGCGGGGGTTGTCGGTGCAGGTGTTGCTTCCTGTGCAGGCTTCGGCGTCCATCCGCGAGACTTCGCGATGGCGAACGCCACTTCCCCGAAATTCTGGTTGTTCTGCAATGCCTGCTGGGCAATGTGATATACGTCAGTGGCTATGATCTGTTGCCGCTGGGTGGGATTGGCATAACCCATGGCCTGCAATTCCTGATCCCGCATAGAACGGAGATAGTTTGCAGCATCGTAGTAATTGGGCTCACGCTGCGCGAATTCCTTTTCGTGTGCGTCTGCAATGGACGCGGCACGCTGGATGGTAGCAGCCTGTTGAGCCTGCTGGTCCTGCGACTGGCGCCAAGCTGAAACTTCCTGCAACTGCCTTTCCAGCGCAGCCGCCTTCTGGTTGTTGATCTCGTTCAGTGCCTTGAAGTGTCCGACAGGATCGGCATTGACATCCGGGATCTGAATCGGTTGCGGAGCGGCAGTTGCTGCTTCCTGCTTCGGCTGTTGCTGGCCGGCCTGTTGGGCCAACTGCTGAAGGACGGACAGACGGCCTTCAAGAGTGGCGAATTTGCGTTCGGCTTCTTCACGCGCCTTGCGTTCGGCCTTGCGGCGTTCGCGTTCCTCGTGAAGCGCCTGCTGCGGAACCATGCCTTCGGGCTTGGCGGTCTTGTCCGCGTCTGCCTTCTGGTCGGTCTTCTCTGGCGTTGCGGCCGGATCGTCGTCGCCTTCAACGGGCTCAGGCTTGCCGGGATGTGGGACGATAGGCTCTAGATTTGCCTTATCGTCATTCAAAAGCTGTGTTTCTTCGTCAGAAAGGTCTTCAACTACGTTTGCAACAAGGGCCATTACGGTGCCTTATCCGTTTGTGTCGGGAAACTGCCCGACGCAGTGGCGCAAGAACGCTTGCGCACGGAAATCTTCAGTCGAGGTTGTCGAAGTTCGGCCATAGGGCCGCGATGCCGATAGCGCAGAAGATTGCTGCGGTCAGCCAAAATAGATTGAGCATGAAGCTAGCTATGCCCCAGATGTATCATTCCCAATTTGGGTTTGATCGTCCCCGGATTGGGTATTCCCGCTCGGTAAGATTTGGGCCGAAACGCTTAGTCAGGCTTTGCTTTATTCCCGTTCGGTAAACTGGAAGCGTATGCCGTCCATTTTAAGGGCCTATGGCAACGGTCGCCCGTTTGCTTCACCCACCCGCGCCCACCGGATGCCACCACAGCACCAATCCGGGCTAGGCCATGTGATCTCCCCTCGGCATTGGGGTCGGTGGTTAGCCGTCTTTTGCTTTGACGCTTGTTACTGACTGCGGGAGCATGTCTTACGACAGAGGCTTCCCCACAGTTTACATCTATGCCGCGCTCGGCGGCGAATTCTTCGGTATCAGCCTGCTGACGGGCTGCATTGCGACCGTCCGGCAATGCTCAATTTGGTCCTTGACCTTCACCCATATGGCAGCGTCACGGCTCA